GAGGCCCACAAGGGCCCCCACTGCTCTTCGGAGTCAGTATGTGCTGCCATAACATAGGAGATACAATGCCCCTTCAAACTCGCATCGGCACGTGGTATAATTGGCCCTTTGGGGCCGAAGAAGCCGCACATGTTGATTTGCAGACCGAGCAAAACCAATCGCTCGGATTCTACAGCGAGAACCACCGCCGTCAAGGCAGTGGTTGGGATGGTGGTGGTGAGTTCCTGTCTATCAGGGAATTCACTCGTTACACACCCTCTGGTAACATGGATATAAGGGTTTCAAACCTTCCCATGTACCGGGGTGCCGTATATGCCACGCCACCTAGCGTGTTACACTTCGTCCCCCCGAAGTTCGGCGATGACATCGCCTCTTTCGGACCGGAGTTATATAACCACGCGAAGCCAGCCCCTCCACTCATGGGTGGGCTGAATGCATTGTATGAACTCAAAGACTTACCCGGCATGGTCAAACAGGCTTTCGAGCATGTTAGACCATTTGTGGATTGGGCCGAGCACGTTCCATCTAAATACTGGAGCGACGTACGGAACGGGGTTTCCCTTTCGTCCGTATCGGATTTTAATCTCGCAGTGGCCTTTGGATGGCTCCCTCTATTGGGTGACGTACATTCCATGTACGAAACTCAGCGGAAGATGGCATCAGCCGTGGAACAGTTGTTGAGAGATAACGGAAGACCCGTTAGGCGTACATTCACCTCAGAAAAGCACTCAAGCTCGTCTGAAAGTGTTTTAGCTCAGGGCTTTCAGCCCCACGCTGGCGATACGCTTAATCCCATCTTCATCACCCAAGCCTATGGGGGTGGAAACTGGGAACTGTCTCAACACGAGACAGTCAGGACATGGTTCTCTGGAAAGTTTCGCTACTGGCTACCCGAAAAAGGACAGATGTCCAATGACGAGTGGACCGCTAGCTTACGTTCCAGATTGATGGGCAGTCGGGTTACCCCTTCTACCATCTATAAGGCCATACCCTGGTCTTGGCTCATCGATTGGTTTGGCAATGTAGGCGACAATATTGCCAATTTAGATACCAATGTGGCTGATCGTCTTATAAACGACTATGCCTTTGTGATGCGCCATCGCGAGTCATTTAATCGGATGTCCGTTACACACCGCTTCCGCGGCATGGACGGACGTTTTTCCGAGGCTCGCGCCGTTACCGAGTCTGGATGGGTTCACAAAGCCCGTACACCAGCTTCTCCGTTTGGGTTTGGGATCAAGATCCCGGACTTGTCGTCCTTCCAGCTCACCATCCTTGGCTCCCTCAAGGGGTCTCGGACTAGGTTTGCTGGTTAGCCCTGACGAACGTCGTGATGACGTACGCAGGATCAACCCACCACCACCCAACTCGGATAACCGAGTTGGCATGGTTCTTTAACGGAACTTCTGATTATGACCATTGACGTTTCCTTTTATACGTCGCCTTTGCAGCCGACGTATTCTGGAGATCCTGCTATCCGCCGCCAGACCGGCATCGATGCCGCTGGTGCCGTCGTCCAGATCGACCTTATCCAATCTCTGCCCAAGGGCGGTCGTTGGCGTCATGTCGTTCGGGGCGTTTACACTGATGTTCCCGACGCGGTCACAAAGATCGCGTCGAGCACCACTGTAACGGTGACG